GCGGCGAGACCGGAAGTGTTTCCGGGACCGTAGGCGGTTCCTTTTGCTCGCTGCAAATTAACGGTTCCTGTGGAGGCATTATGAATTCCATGCGCTCCGACAGCAGTCCCCCCAACAGAGATTCCAATTACGCTCGCAATACCTGTTGATCCATTTTGAATTCCATAGGATTGAGCAGTGCTTCCACCAAAAACATCGCCTGTTAAATTCACGGTTCCGCCAGCAGCATTGTTTGCTCCATTGTTAAGCCCAGCCCCGCCCCCGGTTGCATTTCCAGTAATATTTAATACTCCTGTTGATGCATTATTTGCCCCATATGCCGTGTTACTTCTTAAAGAACCTCCTCCAACTACATTTCCAGTAATATTTAATGTTCCAATCGAAGAATTATTTGCACCCATTGATGTTTGGCCCGGATCACTTGCTGCAGAACAATTTCCTGTTATGTTTAGTGTTCCAGAAGAAGTGTTTGCAGCGGCAACGGCTCCATTCACTGTTCCGCCCGTGCAATTCCCCACAATATACCCAACCGCAGGCGAGGCGGCGGTGAACTGGACGACATTGCGGTTGGTGGTGGTGGATTTGTTGGTAACATTGGCGGTGAGCGTGACGCCATCGTTGAGCGTGAAAATTCCGGTGCCTGCGTTGGAGACTTCGTCGCAAGTGGCATTTGCGGTGATGGTGATGGTATGGCCGTTGCTGGCGCGGGCTTCGTCTCCGACGCCGGGAACGACGCCGCCTGTCCATGTCGCGCCTGCGTTGAAATTGCCGCTGGCTGCGGAGGTGATGAGGGCCATGGCTTAGAGTCCTTTCGCGATCAAAAGATTTTGGAGAGCAGTCTGGATCGCAGCGACGGCGGCTTGCTCGGCGGGGTCGGCGACTTCGGAGAGGTGGCCGCGAAGGAGGCCGATGGCTGCGGAGTCGGCGGTTTCGACCGAGGCGGGGGCTTCGTCGGTGGCGGGGACGAGGCGCGTGGGGACGAGGCGCATGGCGATGGAGGCGTCTTGCGATCCGTCGGCTTTGTAGCTGCCCGTGATGGCGAGGTTGAGCGAGTAGCGGTCGTAGGATTTGCCGTCGATGGTGATGGGATTTGTGGCGTTCATATTTTTAAGCGAGTAAGATCAAAGCGTTTTTTTCTGTGGGCGTGGGAAATTTCAACTCAAAAGCACCATCGAACACAGGCCGATCCGCACCAAAGTTCAGCGTGCAAAGCACGGCATTTTCCTTGCTGGCATTGTAGATCAAAGCCCCGTGCGCCGTGAAGGTTGCGCGATCGACCTTAAGATCATCAAAAGTGACGAACGCATTCGCACCCGCCATGCCGCTTTTAAATCCCGCAAGCACATATCCGCCGCGATCATAGCCAGCGCCTGCCACTTCGCCTTCTGGCGTGTAGTGCTTCGTCGCTGGGCCGACTTGTGCGCGGGAGCTGTAGAGCGCGATCTTGTAGGTGTCGCTCGGCTGGTGCATGCCAACCAAGAACTGCCGCTTGGCTTCGAGTGCGATACCTTGCGCGATCATTTCGAGGCTCCTTCCCATTGCACGCGGCACACCGCGAAGCGTTGTTTATCTTCTGGATATTCTGCGTTCATAGTGTCATCGGCCATACAGCGATCGTAAAAATCTTCTTGCTCTTCCCTTGCTTCGGGCGTCGGCATCACAAGCTCAACTTTCTTCTCAAGGTTGATGATCTGCCCGTGCTCGTTGCGCTTTACATCGGTGCTGGTTTTGGTTTTGCGCTCAAGCTTTTTGTTGCGGTTGATCTGCTCAGCCTTCGCTGCCGCCCAAGTCTGCCCAGCATCCCCACCCCACAAGGCCCAAGCGATGCGGCCAGCGGATGGGAAGCCGTCTTCACCGGGAGAGAAGCCTTTGCCTTTCTTATCGACTTCGTGGCGTGAAAAATACGAGTGCATTCTTTTCACCGTATCGTCTGAAAGATTGTCGCCGTTGGAGATGTCGCGAGCGCGGGCCACGCCGATATTGGTTCCGCCGCGCCCGTATTCACGCCGCCACTCCAAGCCGCGCTTGGCTTCTTCGATCATGCCCTTGGTGGGCTTGTGTTGATCGGCTTGGAATTCGGCTTGCACCGGCTCGGCAGGAATTGGCGTTGCCTTCGCTTGAATCAATTCATCAGCGGCTTCTTTGCTCATGCCGAAGACTTCGACAAAGATGATCGCCACTTGCTCTGGTGTGAGCGTGCCGCGTCCCATCGCGTCAAGGATGCCCGCGAGTGCATCAGTTCCACCAATGCCGATTGAATCAATGAGCGGCGGTGTTTGCTCTTCACCTTCTACTGGCTCGGCGTCGAGAACAGTCTGTGGAACGGAATCGGAAATGCGGATCGGTTGGATTTTGAACTCAATACCCAATTGCTTGATCATGTCGGCTTCCTTCGCACGAGCGCGGAAGGCTTCTTCATAATCTTCGCCCATGTCGGCATAGATTTGCCCAGCGGTTTTTAGCCCAGCCTTCCAGAGCGCGATGTCGGCGCTGGCTTCGCGGCCATAATCGATGCTTACCTTCGCAGGCCAGCACCAGCGGCCATCAAGCAGATATTCACTTTCGGGAAGCAGGCCGCGAGATTGCGCGTCGAGAAGCACGATGTTTTTGATGCGCTCAAGGAACTGTGATTCCAAGAGCCTGCGCCAGCGTGCAAAGGTGCGCTCTGCCATCGCAGCTTCCATGCGAGCCATGGGGCCACTCTTATCGGCATCGAATGCGAAGCCATAAGGCAGGCCCACACTCATGCAGATGTGTGATTGAACGAGACGAACGAACTCACCAAACGCTCCGCCTGGGCGATCGCTTTTGAACATCTCCATTTTCTCGCCGGGACTGAGATAGTTGATCGCACCGGGATCGATGTTGGAGAGTTTTTCAGTCTGGCCGAGATCGTTCTGGTTGCTGGTGGCAAAGTAGTCGGCAGCATCGGCGCTACCATTCTCCGTCACGATTACGCCAGTTTGATATGAAGCATACTTGATCGCTTGAATTTCGGCCTTCAGAGCTTCCTGCAAGTCGCGAGCCGCATTGAGTGCGGTAGCGAATGCCGAGCGCCCACGATATTCGTCAAGGCGGGTGGCGTCGAAAAGGTGAATGAACTCGGCAGCAGGGATGTCGGTGGGCGAGATGTATTGATTGTTGATCGTGCGAACGAATATCTGGTAGCTGGAAGGTCGGCCATATTCGTCAAGATTGATACCGCCGATGTAGGTATCCGAATCAATCAAACGATTATAAGGCGATCCAATGCGATCGGCTTCGACGGCCTGCAATTTTAGCTCGCCCTTGTCGCGAACGATGATGAACCCGCAATCGCCATCGCGAAGGATCGCAAGCACTGCAAGCTGCAAGAGTGTCACGAAATCATGCTTGCGAAGGAAATCACAACTGCGGCACCAGTTGCGCCAGTAGCGTTCCACTTGCTCATCAACTTCCCTGTCGCCCGTGCGCGCTTGGTAGCTCAAGCGGCCAGCAACATAGGTGGCAAACTTCAAGAGTAGCGAGCGAACGGGCGGGAAATTGTCTGCGAGATCGCGAGCGGCGCGGATGAGTTTATAGCGCTCTGCGGTTCCTGCGGTGTCTTCTGCGCCGCTGATGTTGCGAGAGATGCCGCGCTTGGTGGAGTCAAGCGCCGAATCGAATCGCCCGAAGTTGCGAAGTTTCTCCTGCGAGATCATTCGCGACATCGCCGCCTTGGGCGAAACAACCGCAAGTGCTTTAGTGATGAAATCTTGTTTCATGGATATTGTGTCGGGAATGCTGAGACAACTTTTTTTACTCTAGTTCCCCGTGCGTTGTCAATGGCGGCTTGGAGTTCCTTGATCGTCTGCGCCACTTCGCCCAGATTGGCGCGGGTGAACGAGCGCCCCGCGATGCTGTAACTTGCACCTGCCACGGCGATTGCCTCCAAGCAAGCGATGAACTGCGTTTGCAGACTTTGCAGCGTGACGAGCGGCAGGCCGAAGTAGGATTTGGAAAGTGCCATTGTTTGGTGCGTTGTGTCAATTCTCGCCAACCGGCAGCACTCCGGCAAGCATGGCCGATGCAAGCGCGATACATTCGCAATCCCAGAGATGGTTGGGCCTACCGCCAATCTTAACCCATCGAGCTTCGACTTGTTTCGTCTTCGCGTTCACGATGTCCTTCTTCATCTCCGAGAGCATATGCTTGCGATAATCTTCCGACGCATCGCGTGGCACTTCCCACTTCGGCGCGGCCCCAGGTTGGCGCAGACTCGCGAGTTTGTCTTTGATGCCTTCATTGGAAAAGAAAAAGTAGAATGCGCGAAGGTTGTCGCTACCGGCAACCGCCGTCTCGATCTTGGAAACAAACTTGCGCACCCGCCTGCCATTCTCGGTATGATAAAACCCATCCTGCCCAGAGCCGTGCGATGCCGTCCAGCCGTGCCGCGCACACTGCTCATAAACAAGTGGTGTGTCGTAACCGGCATCGATCACCACGGCGCGCGGATGAATCTGATATTGCAGCGCCATCGCTTCGATCATTTCCCAAGTCAGCAGTCGAGCTTCGGCCAAGAGCATCGAACTGCCATCAGCGCGAAAGGCGCGGATTGCGGCCCAAAAGTGATCGCGTTGTTTATCGACGCAAAGAAAGCGCCGATGCTCGCCGTCGATCTTTTGCCCATCAATGAAGTCGGCCTTCGCATAATCGCCCACGCTGATCTCCGGCAGGCTCGACACGACTTCATCCTGCCAAACTTGAGCCTTGCGTTTTTGAACGAATTGCTTGAGCGGTTCCAGATTCCCAGCGCGCTTGCTCTCCTGTGCTTCGATCCATTCGCGAACGATCGAGAACCACGGAATCCACCACACCGCGTAAGCAGGGAACTCAAACGAGCGATGCCCACGAATCGGGTGCGGGTTGAGTTGTTTGTAACTGGCGGAAGATGACAGTTGCCTGCGAACTGCCGCCGTGTCTTTGTATTGAGCGTGACACGCGGGACACTCCATGCGGATCGAGTCTTGCACCTTGTCCCAAAGAATCTCGCCGGTATCGTTTTTCGCAACATCGTATTTGATGTCATCGAATGTGTAACGATTCCACGCCCCGCAGCCGCACTGCCATCCCCAGACTTCCCGCGTTCCACTCTCCCACTCGGCATCGGCTTCGTGATCGCTATCCCAACCCTGCGAGACAAGGATCGTTTTGCGGTTCCAGCGATCGTGATGGCGGGCCTTTAGCTCGCGGATCATTCCGTGTTTCCACCGCCAGACTTCATCCCCGATGCAGTAGCGCATGGATTTTTCTTGAAGGTTCGTCATGTTTGCGCCGCCAGCAAACAAAACCATATGGGGAAAGAAGATCGTCGTTTTGCGCAGCGCGTGGCGATCTTCGGGAAACAATTCTCTCACAGGTGCGCACTCACGGAATATCGGGAGCAGGCGCGATTCTGTCCAATCCTTCACCATGTCATCTGTCTGGCCGACGAAAAGCGTAGGCCCGGGCTTCTGAGCGACGATGAAACAGGCCAAGGCTTCCATCATCGTCGTTTTGCCTGCTCCCGTGGATGCGCGGATGAAGACTTGCGTTGTCTCGTCATCGCTTGCCGCAAGCAGCGGCCCGTTCATCCACGGCGCCACGGTGCGATCGAAGCGGGATGCGCGGTCGCTATTGGGAAAGTGGACATGATCTTCGGCCCAGTCCAAGAGCGTGCCGTCGAAGGCGAGCTTGATTCCGTCGCGAATTCCTGATGCAAGCGGGTTCATGGTTTCATCCCAAATGCCTTCATTAGCGTCTCCACGCTTGGCGATTCATTCCCTGTAGGCACATAAGGCTCATCGTCGCCATTGTAGAATGCTTCGTCCCATGTTGTGTCGAACAGCTTTCGCAGCCCGCGAGTGGTGAGCGTGATCTCGCCGTCTTCGGCGAATTTCGGGTTCTTGCGGCAGTATATCGCCCAGAGAGTCGATTTAGTCATAGCTTCGGCACTCCTTCATCATGCGATCAATCCCAGCCTTCAGCATCGGCCATTCGTGTGGATCAATCTTGATCACTCCAGGTTCAACTTCATCCGGCGATTGCGTAATTTTTAAGAACTCGCCACCGCACTCATCAACGATCTCGATCTCTGTTGTGCCTTCGTGGAAGATTGGTTCGCCTTTCACGCACACAGCAATCTTCAATGTTCGCGTTTCGTAGGTCACACTAATTCGGGGAGCTTGCGATCATCCTTCGCTTCAAAGATGAGTTGCGCCACGCGCTCAAGCGTGTAAGGGCATGCATCCATTCGCTTTGTTTCGTATTTGTCTTCAGCCTCGTTATAAACTTCGGCA